GACTTGAGGGTGTTCTTCTTCTTGATGCGACGGTAGGCGGCGGCATAACGTCGGTTATATGCTGAAGGTTTCCGCTTTGGCTTCTCCTGGACTACCTGGTCATCCATGAGAAGAGCCAGGATCGGAGCAAGTTCGGGATTCATTGCCGCCAATAGTTGCATCAGTTTGTCATTATCCATGTTACCTACTCCTTGTTGGTGCGCTCACCGTCATTCCTGCGGCGACGAGGAGAGCCACTTCTCGAAGTCGAGGCTTCGTCAATGCAATCAAAAGAGCCGCATTTCTGAGTTTGGTATCTCCTTTTGTTGAGCATCCATTCTTTGAACACGAACGATCATGATCCATGCAGGCTTTGTCCAAAGCGTCGATTGGTGCGACATACGGAAGACTGTCAATCATCGATGCTGGTTTGGCTTGTCCTGCTGTCCAATTTGGCCCGCAGTAGTTGCCGTGGATCTTAACCAAGGACTCACCTCAGTTAGAGTTCAATTCTTCTGTGACCAGGGCGGCGAATAGATCAGCCGATGCGACGGCACGGTAGCCCGTAAGGCGAACCGTCACTGCTTTGTTTGAAGCACCGCCAGCAGTGCTAGCAAAGTCTCCAGCAATCGTGAAGTTAGGGGTTGCGATTACACTAAGGTAGTCGGCCATAATGCCTGTCGATGATTCATCAGGTTGTCGGGTTTGTTGATAGACATGACCCAGCGCAGTAGTTTCAATGGATTTGTTCGACGTTGCGATACAGTTAGGATCGTTAATGGTGAGAGCCGTTGTCTTCGTTTTGTTAACTGATGCAGAAATGTTTTGGAAGCCTGGCGCCGCAGGTGCGGTAATGCGCTCAATGTCAAGTTGAACATCTGTGACAACGAAGACTTCCCGATCTAAAGTGGAAAGCGGGAGGTTGACAGTCACGCTCGCAGGTGTGCCATCCACCAAGTCAATACTTCCACCAATGTTCAACAGTTCCGAGGTTCGCTTAAATGCCGCCATAGACACGCCACAGAGTCATGGTGTATAAATTACACTAGGTGTAGATAACCATCCAGCACCTTAATCTTGATTCTCAGCCACGCCGTGTCTAATGCGTTGCCAGGTTATCGGTGACGATAGTCTTACGCCCGACATATTTATACATACATACGCATTGGCTTTGGATATGCGGAAGATACCGAAAACGATAACGCTTGACGAGCAGACGGCCACAATTGCTGAGAGAATCGGCAATTTCTCAGGATGGGTGCGGCAAAAACTACGCACACATGCCATGATCGAGGCAAGGGAGGCGGCACATGTCGCACCAGAGCAAGGTCGAGTTCATGGAGAAACGAAAGATAAGTGCAATCCTCGACACAAAAGCGGCAAATGTGCAGTGTGCTGGGGGTCGGAATGATGGCGATCGTCAATACTTTCCTGTGCAATTGTGGCAGAACCATTGGTCGCCCTGGTAACGTCGCTCCAGGTAAAGACGATCCTCCTCGATACGGTGGCGTCGCCTGGCATGCTCGATCTCAAGATGCACCAATGAAGGCGATTCGTTGCGGTGACTGCAAGCAATGGTGGACATTTACCAAGCCCAAAGTCCACAAGGCCTACGCTGATGTCAAGAAGTGCTGCACAACCTGGCGGTGTGAGTGTTGAAAAAAATTGTTTGGTGCCCCAGGTGCATGAAAGGAACCATCACCATCCCCAAATCTAAGCACACAAACTGGTTCATTTGCGACCCATGTTGGGATGGTGAACCTCGTGATGAATGAAAGGCAATTGATTCTCTTGCGTGGCGTGATGGATTCCATCAATGCGACGCTGGAAATGTATGAGAAAGATGCGACTCACGCACCCGCAGATTGGCTTCTTGAGAATTGGTGGCACACGCTCGAAGCGGTGATCACCTTCAGAGATACGGAATCATCGAGATAGCAAGTTGAACAGTCTCGAACCCACCGACCAAACCGAGAGTAAGAAATGAAACGAGCATGTTCATCTTCACCAATCCTTCGAGGTTTGACTCCTTCTCCTGGCGTCGCTCCTCACGTGTCATCAACCACTGAGCGAAGCGTTCAGTTTTCGTTTGCGTTTTCGATTCTTCAATTGGAATTTCCGTCATTTCTTCGCCTCCTTGTGTGCGGCAGTTCGAATCTTCGCATGACCAGCCTTCGAGAGCGATCCATCACGCTTCGCATATCCTTTCTTCATCTTCCCCGACTTGAGGGTGTTCTTCTTCTTGATGCGACGGTAGGCGGCGGCATAACGTCGGTTATATGCTGAAGGTTTCCGCTTTGGCTTCTCCTGGACTACCTGGTCATCCATGAGAAGAGCCAGGATC